GGAGGTCTTTCGGGAAAAAGAAGCCCCATTGACCATGGAGGGGTTTAAATTGCACCTTTGGGACAAGGGTATTGCTGATGGGGGGAGGGACTATTTTAACAACAAAGGGGGAGCATACGAAGAATTTTCCGCAATCTGCCAGCGCATAAAGGAAGCCATCCGAGCCGACCAAATCAAGGGAGGTATGGCGGGCATCTACAACCCCTCCATCACCCAGCGATTGAACGGCTTGGTGGAAAAGCAGGAGACCAGCGTAACCATCGAGCAGCCGCTTTTTGGGGAATAGTGGTGCGGGTTTACGAAAGGCCCGTATCTTTGTGTCAGTCAGGTGGCGGAATTGGTAGACGCAACGCGGTACGGCAGTACAGAGGGTGATGGTATATGTCCCATCAGCGGTAAGTGACCTCTCTTAGAACAGGTTCAAGTCCTGTCCTGACTACACGGCTATGTTAGGGAGGGGAGCACAGATGCGGCAATTGCTGTATCGTAAGGGCGGCTCCAGCAGGTTCGATTCCTGCCATAGCCGCAAAACCATTTCGTTGACGCCAACAAAATGATGTTCCAGTACACCACCGCTATCAAGAAAATTCGGGCGATGACCGCTCGGAAGAAGGTCATCCAAGGCGGGACAAGTGCGTCCAAGACCTTCGGCATCCTTGCGGTCCTCATTGACCACGCCGCTCGCCATCCCAAGTCGGAGATTTCGGTGGTGTCCGAATCCGTGCCTCACCTGCGGAGGGGAGCCATCAAGGACTTCGCCAAGATTATGCAATGGACTCATCGTTGGGTTCCCGACAGGTGGAACAAAACCCTCCTGCAGTACAACTTCGCCAACGGGTCCACGATTGAGTTCTTTTCCGCTGATTCGGAAGCACGCCTCCGAGGGGCAAGGCGGCAGGTGCTATACATCAACGAGGCCAACAATATCGACTTTGATTCCTACTACCAGTTAGCCATCCGTACCTCGCAGGAGATATACATCGACTTCAACCCCACCCATGAATTTTGGGCGCACACGGAAGTCCTCCCCGAAACCGATGCAGAGTTTCTCATCCTTACCTACCAAGACAACGAAGCCCTGCCCGATACGATTCGGAACGATATTGAACTAAACCGAGCCAAAGCCGAAACATCCGCATATTGGGCCAACTGGTGGAAGGTGTACGGCCTCGGTCAAGTCGGGACGCTACAGGGTGCGATATACGGCGACTTCTCGGTGGTTGATGGTATAGACCCATCCACGATGAAATTCGTCGCCTACGGGCTCGACTGGGGGTTCAGCACGGACCCGACGGCCTTGGTCGCCGTGTACCGCAGGGGGGACGACTTGTTTGTGCATGAGTTACTCTACCATCGGGGCTTGACCAACTCCGATATTGCCACCCGACTGAAAGAGTTCGGCATCACAAGGGCTTGGGAGATTGTAGCCGATTCAGCAGAGCCCAAGAGCATCGAGGAAATCTACCGCCTCGGATTCAATATCAAGCCAGCGAGCAAGGGACCCGATAGCGTCAGGCAGGGGATTGATGTGGTCAAGCGGTTCAACCTTCATGTGACCAAGGATAGCACCAACCTGATTAAGGAACTCCGCAGTTACACCTGGGCCACGGACAAGGACGGCAAGGACACGGGGGTGCCGATTGATTCCTACAACCACGCATGCGACGCCCTGCGATATGTGGCCTTGAATAAACTTGCCGTGAGCAACTCGGGGAAGTACTTGGTGGTGTAACTTTACCCCCATGAACCGAAAATCCATTGATATCCTGCTTTTCGTTGGGCGAATTGTCGGTTGGTTGTTAATCATAGCGGGCATTGGTTTCTTCGCTTTGGGAATCAGCCAACTCTTGAACCTCCTATTGAAATGAACCTTGAATCCATCCTTGACCTAGCCTTGGCCGTCGGTCGGGTCGTGCTGGCCTTGGTATTCATAGGCTGCATCTTAACCCTCCTTATGCAATGAAACTCATCCACTACTACCACATTTATTGCGGCGGCGGCGGCCAATGGCAACTCATCATGCACCAACACATGATGGCCCTGTGCAATTACGGGCTGATAGAACAGTTGGACGAGATTCGGGTCGGCATTGTCGGCCCTCCCGACCAGCGGAAGGTCGTCAAGGAAATCTTGGACAACTCGCTCGTGGCGGCAAAGATTAAGGTGGTGGTCACCCGCACAAACGCATGGGAGCAGGCAACTCTTACCGAGATGTACCGAGCATCCCAAACCGAGGATGCCGCCTACCTCTACGGGCATACGAAGGGGTCCGCTGACCCGTCGCTTGTGAAGCAGATGTGGTGCAGGTCTATGATATTCTTTAACATCGTGGCTTGGGAGCGTTGCCTTGCGGAACTGGAGAAAGTGAATGCGGTTGGATGCCATTGGCTCACTAAGGAGCAATTCCCCCAAATCGCTGACCACAACAACCCCGACGGTTACCCATATTTCGCAGGCAACTTTTGGTGGGCCAAGTCAAGCCATGTGCGGGAACTCGGTGAACCCCTCCGAGAACACCGCTACCAAGGGGAGCATTGGATTGGAAAGAAACCCAACACCGTTGTCTTTGACCCCAACCCAGGTTGGCCCGACGCAAGCAAATTCGTCATCACATTCTAACCATGAAGCAGAAACCCGAAGAAATCCTAAAAGGCTTGGACTACGGCCACATTTACACAACCGATTTGACCCACATCCTTGAAATCCACAACACCGCCAAGAACCACGCAAAGGGACGGGCCTTGGAACTCGGTAGTTACCTTGGACACTCAACCCTTGCCATTGCGATGGCGGGCCTTGAAGTCGTCGTGTACGACACCGATACCAGCGTCGTGGACAAACGCAAAGCCCTGCTGAAAGATTACAAGGTGGAGTGGAACAACGCCCCATCCAGCGAATCCCTCAACGAGCAGCGGTACTTTGAGTTCATCTTCCACGATTCCGACCACGGCGACGGGATGATACCCGAAATGGTGCGGCTATTCAACGAGCGGCTACTCAAAGGCGGCACGATGATGATTCACGATGCCGAACTGCTGACCATCCTCAACCTGTTGGGTCAGTTGGAACCACACGAACACCGTAGCAGTTGGGACGGAAGGGGACGGCAAATGCTGACCATCATCAAGAAACTATGACCCCGAAAACCTTTATTTTCTGCCACGATGCCGATGTCGTCAAGGACTGCATCAATGGGGGACGCTTTGACCTATTTGACGACTTGCGCTGGGTCATGCTTGGCCCACGGGACTTTTCAAGCATCGCATCCATACCAGGTCTAATCATTGCACGGGACCTACCCGACAATATCGAGCATCACCGCAACTTGGTTGCTTGGACGGGATGGTATGCCTTGGCTCGCAACGGTTACATTCAAAAGGGGGACATCGTGAACCTCTTTGAATACGACATCACCTACAACCAAGGCCAATTTCGCCAACTGCCTCAATGCGGGTACTTTCAAATCCCCGTGGACACCGTTCCTTATTGGCAATGCGGCCACAACTACGAGCCACACATCAAGACCTTGACGGGCAAAGGTGTGAGCGAGTTTCGGGCCGATTCAGTTCCCGTGACTTCCAACTACACGCTCGTTTGGAACGAGGCCCATTTGCAATTAGCACTTGACTGCATCACCAAAGGCTTGACCGAATTGACCTATGTGGGTCATGTCCTTGAAAGGGCATACTCGCAGCACTTTGTCGGCATCCCCATGCAGGCGGGTGCATTTAACCACGCCTTCGCCAACTCCCACGGGTTTTAGCCATGCACTTGGTCGGCATCAATTACGCAACCGCCGAATATTGGCCCGCCGCAAGGGAGCAAGGAATGTACTATCCCTTTCCCGTTACAACGGTTACGGATGAGAAACGACCAGGTAGGGGCAACGATTGGTGGAGGTGGAAGCCGAAAATCATCTTGGACGCTCTGCTGGATTTGCAGGACGACGAAGCCCTGCTATACCTTGATGCCCAAGATGTCCACACGGACGAGTGCTTTGACTTTGCAAAGCGGTGGCTGACCGACAACCCCATCCTCCTGCACCAAAACTTCCACAACCACATCTCCTACACCAAGGGCGATTGTTACGCCTTGATGGACTGCTTGCAGTTCTTCAACGAGGGGCCGATGCAGTTAGAGGCGGGGTTCTTGGGATTGCGCAAGACCGATGCCAATATCGCCTTGATGCAAGAGTGGTCCAAATGGCTTGCGGTTGATAGGGTCGTGAACGATGACCCCAGCGAATACCCGAATCATCCATCCTTCATTGACCACAGGCACGACCAAAGCGTGCTGACAAACCTTGCCCTTCTGCACGGCTTGCCGATGGTCGTGGTTCCTTCCGTACATTGCAACGCAAGACCGAAACTATGAAACTCCAAGACCTCACCATCGACCAATTCCAACGCATCGCTGCGCTGGAGTTCTCGCTTGTGCTGACCGATTACGACAAGCGTGCAGGAGTCGTGGCGATAGTGGAGGGGGTGGATGTATCACTCGTCCGAGAAATGCCCGCCAAGGGGTTAACCAAACGATATAAGACCATCATAGCAGAGTGGAACGAACTGCCTGCCTTGGCCTATCGTCGCAGGTTCAAAGCGGGCGGCAAATGGTGGATTCCCACGGTGTTCACGGACGAACTCACGGCGGGCCAACTGATAGACCTGATGGACACGGACACGACTGACGAAAAGAAGTTGGTCCAAAACTTGCACCGCATCATGGCGACCCTTTGCAGGGAGGGCGGGTTCCTGGGTTACTTCCCGAAGAAGTACGACGGGGCATCCCATCAAGAGCGGGCCGAACTGCTTAAAGCCCACGCTAAGATTGGCGATGTTTGGGGGGTGGTCAGTTTTTTTTTGTTAAGTTCCGAAAGTTACTTGAAAGTTTTGAGCGACTATTCCAAGCACCTGACGAAGGGGATGCAGGGCCAGTAACCAACCCGCTCGCTGGCTACGGTTGGCTGATGGTGGTATGGCGGATGGCGAACAAGGATGTACTGAAATTTGATGCCATCTTCGCAATGAAAGCGGTGGAGTTCCTGAACTACGCCCTGCTGATACACGACATCTTGGAAGCCGAAAGGCAAGAGGCGGAGCGGATGCGGAGGCGATAGGACACAATTTGCGAGGCTGGACATTTACCAGCATGGAGTTTGATGTATTCGTCGGTGGGTCAGGGAAGAAACTGACCGACTTGCAGAAGGAGGCCTTGGCCGATTTCGGGGTCGGCCTTGCGGATGGAGCGATTGAGAACAAGTCCTACGCATTGGTCACCAAGTGGCTGGAGGGGGTGGTCAGGCTCGCCAAGCAGAACCTCGCAAACGCCAACGCCATTGCCAGCAATTCCCTTGCCCAAAGTATAACCGTTGAACCCATCACGCTGACCGATTCCTCCTTTGTCGTGGCTATCAAGGCCAACGATTATTGGAAGTTCGTGGACCTCGGTGTGAAGGGAACGCAAAAGAGCAACCGTGCGCCAAATAGCCCGTTTCAGTACAGGGACAAGCGGCCACCTATCCGTCCCATCCAAGAGTGGATTGCGTTTAAGAGCATCCCCCTGGAAGGCCGTGACAAGAAGGCCGCCAACCGTTCCTTCGCCATCAATATCGCCCGCAAAATCAGCAGGGAAGGTCTACGGGCCACCAACTTTATGTCCAACGCAGCCACCAAGGAAATGGTGGATGTGCTTACCGAAAACATCGCCGAAGTCCTCGGCAAGTCCATTAGCGTCGCAACCGTCCGATAACCCATGTCCATAACCGTCCTTTCGGGTTCGCCCCTCGTAGCGACCCCCGTTTACAACAAGATGCTTTACAAGGTCAGCGGCTCGCTGATTGCCCAACCGAACTACCGCTATGTCTGCGATGTGAAGAACCCCGCAGGGACGACGCTGGCACGGCTGAAATGCGACAAACTACCGACCACCAATTTCGGGTTCTTTGATGTGCAGAAGGTCGTGGAAACCTTGATAGCCCCGACCGCCCCATCGCTGACGCAGACGGGATTTGCTGACCATTCGGGGTTTTATTCGGGCTATAGGCTGGACTTCACGCAGGAGTACGGGAACACCCCCGCCGTCACGGGAGCGACCACAACGGTCAGCGGGGTCATGGCGTTTGCGGGGAACTTGGAGCAGTTGGAGTTGGCGGGGTGGAGTGGCGGCCTGTACTTCCCTGCAGGTGGAGGCTTTGCCGATGCGGTAACCCAAAGCCTTGCAACGAATGTTCGCAGGACGGTCTATTCCGATTCCTATGGATGGCTTTGTCAAGGCGTTGGTTCGGGATTTGCAAACACCCAAAACATCATTGCAACAGTTACCTACTATACGGCGGGCGGTTCATCGGTTCGGACTTACGATGTCAGCATCGGGTCTGCATCGGGTTCTACTATCTTTCGATTTGGTGCTGGGCCATTAAACATCACCGCCCTGACTTCGGGCCAATGTTCGGACGGCTCTGCTGGTTCGGTCAATTTCCCAACTGCCGAAGGTTCTTATTACACAATATTTTTTGCTGATGATGGTGGAAACGCAACGGTTCCCTTCACTTATGTCATCGGCCCCTGCCAGCGGTTTGATTCCATCCCCGTCCACTTCGTCAACAAGTACGGCGGCATTGATTCCTACACCTTCACGATGAAGAACCGCAAGCGGGCCAACATCCAACGGGAGGTCTTTGGGTATAACTCCGACGTGTACGCAACCACGACCTACAACAAGGTTTGGGCGGGGTCCTTTGACTTCGTGTACGCACTCAATAGCGATTGGCTGACGGATGCAGAATCCGAGTGGCTGATTGAAATGGTACGGAGCGGGTATGTATGGCTCGAACTTGGGGGAACCCTTGTGGAAGCGGTGGTCAATGCCAACCAGTATCAATTTGTAACCAGACGGAACGACCGCCTCACGCAGTTGCAGATTGAGATTGCAGTAGCCTACGATAATAACATCCTATGAGCGTCACGCTGATAGCCTACCCGACGGCAACCTTCATCGACGACCTAACGGCGTGGAACAACTTCAACGCCCGTGCCGATGCAGACGGGGCAACCGCCAAGGAGGACGCCTGCTTTGACTGCCTGTACCTCCGCTTTGCGGGGCTGAATGCCATGCCCGAACTCGCCTATGTGCTTGACACGATGGGCGGGACCGACATCGCCGTCACCTATAGCATCGGGGACATTGAGGATGTGACCAAGCAACGGGGGTCATTCAGCAAAACGATAACCCTCCCCAACACCCCGACGAATCGGGCCTGCTTTGCGTATGCCTACAACATCCAATCCTTTGTGGGTGGATTCCAACCCAACAAGCGCATCCGTGCCGCCATGTGGGAGGACGGGGTCCAAGTGTTTTCGGGCGTGCTGCAACTGCTCTCCATGAGCAAAACCAAGGGAACCGTCACCTACGAGGTCGGGTTGTTTACCGATAATGTGTCCCTGTTCAAAGCCATTGAGGGCAATATGCTTGTAAACACGGCGGGCGTTACAGGCATGAACCACACTCCTACGAGCGGCCATGTGTCCGGAACTTGGACGGCATCGGGTGCGTTAAGCAGCGGGTATGTTTACGGGGTTGTGGATGCGGTTGGATTTAGCGACTTGACCCAAGGGAACCTGGTCGCAGGGTGGTGGCAGTTGGGGCCAAGCATTTATGTCAAGAAAATGGTGGACCTCATCTTCGCCCAAGCGGGATTTAGGTACTCGTCCAACTTCTTCAACTCGGCACTATTCAATAAACTGGTGATTCCGTATGCGGCAGGGACCATGCCTGTCAACTTATCGGGGTCCAATATCTTCGCCCAAGCCACGGGGAACACGGCAAATTTTATCAAGGGCGCAAACCAAACGCTCGCATTCCCGAAAGACACGCCTGCGCCGTTCTACGACCGCCCAGGGTATTGGGTCGCATCGTCCAGCACCTTCGTTGCTCCAGCACTCCCGACCCGTTGGAATGTGGATGTGACCTTGAATGTCAGCGGTTCAATTTCGTTTAGTGGGAGTATTCGTTGCAATATGTCAATCCGAAACATCACCAATTCAACGGATGTGTCGGTAATCAGCAACATTACCGCAAGAACTCAAAACCAGTTCACGGTCCGCTTTGAAAACATAACCATCCCCGCAGACATTACCGCCAATGTGGGGTTTGTCATTACCGCTGATACCGTTGTTGCGACCCAAAACTTTAGCGTCCTTTCGGGGGCAACGGTTCAATGGACCTGCCTTGAAAACCCCGTTGGGATTGGCGTGCTGGATATGCGGACGGCCCTGCCTGCCGATGTCAAGCAGAGCGACCTCTTGCAAGACCTGCAAAAGATGTTCAACCTGCAATTCATGCCCGACCCGCAAGACCCCAAACTGCTCTACATCGAGCCGTGGAAGGATTTTTACACTTCGGGCGTGGTGGATTGGTCGCAGAAATCGGATGAGAACGCAGAGCAGAACCTGACCAACGGCGACCCCAACGCCTACACCAACATCGTGTTTAAGTACAAGGACATGGGGGATTACCTGTCCAAAACCTATAAGCAGTCCTACCCGTTGGCCCGTGAAGGATATGGAGGTCGAATCTTCAACACGGGGAATTTCTACGGCAAGGGGGATAAAGTGGTGGAAACCCTGTGCGGGACATTGATACCCGCATCGTTTGCCTCGGATAAGATTCTTGGGCGTACTTGGGATTTGGAAGGCACTCGGTTGAGTGGGAGCATCAAGCCCTTGCAAACGGGTTATCGTTTGGCACAGTACAACCTCATTACAGGCCAATCGCCTTGGCTCTATTGGTTCGGTCTTGAAGAGGACGGGTTTGCTGCAACAACTCCGATAACCGCCCTCCCCTTCGTGTCCCACATTGACAACCCATACGCCCCGAATGTGGACCTCACCTTCGGGCAGCCTCGCTTGGTGTACTACAACGCCGTGAACGCAAGCGGCAACCCGTACGCCTACACCAACAACAACCTCTACAACACCTACTGGCTGAACTACATCAACGAAACGGTGTCCCAAGAGGCCTTGCAGTTGGAACTCACGATGCTGCTATCAAGCGTGGACATCTACCAACTTGACTTTCGCAAGCCCATCTATTACGGCGGCATCCGTTGGCGGTTGCTTGAAATTAGGGACTATTTGGTCGGGCAGATGAAGCCGTGCCGTGTAACGCTCCGACGCATACTGAACATCTCCGACTTTGTTGCAACCACGACGACCCCGATTGCAAGCGACCCCGAATTACTATTCAACGGCCCGATTGACCCCGACCCTGTGGACCCAGGGTACGAACCTCCCGTAAACCCCGAACTACCCTCCGAAGGATAACCATGGCAGATGTAACCAAAGAAATAGTCCTCGAAGTAGGGCTTAAAGATTCGACCGCCGCTGGAACGACCAGCGCAAAGACCCGCCTGCGGGAACTCCAAAAGGCGTTGGTTGAAATGTCCCTTGCGGGCCAAGACGGGACGAAGGCGTTCCGTGAGATGGAAGCCGAAGCGGGAAAACTCAAAGACCAAATCGGGGACACGCAGCAGCGAATCAAGAACCTTGCCTCGGACACCCGAACCATTGACACCTTCGTCGGGGCTATCCAAGGCATCACGGCGGGATTCCAAATTGCACAGGGTGCAGCGGCACTATTTGGAGCGGAGGAAGAAGAACTGCAGAAGTCATTGGTCAAGGTCCAAGCGGCGATGGCCCTCGCCAACGGGGTGCAACAGGTGGCCAACCTGCTCAACAAGGATAGCATCCTGATAACCCAAGGCCAAGCAGCGGCGCAGGCATTGTACGCCGTAGCCGTTGGAACCAGCACAGGAGCGATGAAGGCGTTCCGCATTGCACTCCTTGCCACGGGTATTGGTGCAGCGGTTGCGGCAGTTGGTCTGCTTGTGGCGAAATGGGACGAACTCACCGCAGCGGTTCGGCGGTTCTTGAACTTACCCGACCCGAAGCAACGGGCGGCGGAGCAGGCGATGGCCCTGCAACGGGAGGAAGCGCAACTGGAGCAGTACCGCCAAGCCTACGACAAGCACACGGATTCTCTTATCGCTGCTGACAACAAACGCAAGGCCCAACAGGAGCAACGCCGCAAGGAGCAGGAGGAAGCCACCAAGCAACGCCTGCTGAAACTCCAAGAGGAAAACAACGCCATTATCAAGTTCGTGGAGGACTTGAACCTTACGCTCTACGAGATGGAACTGGACCGCATCATGAAGCAGGACCAACTCCAAGAGGACCAAATGATTCGCAATCGGGATGCCTACTTGCGGAATATTCGGATGCGCAACGATGCCGAAGCGAAGTCAGCAGCGGGGCAAGCGCAACGGGAAGCGGACCTCGCATCCCTCCGTGAGAAATATGTCGGGCAATCCTTCGCCGTCATCGGGGACATTATCCAAGCAAGTGCAGGCAAGAGCGAAGAAGCCCAACGGCGGGCCTTCAATGTAGCGAAGGCCGCAAGCATCGCCCAAGCCATTGTCAGCACTTACCTTGCCGTAAACTCGGCCTTGGCTATCAAGCCAACGGAAACCGTCTTCCCAGGTCAGCGTTTCGTGGAGGCAGGTCTTGCCCTTGCTGCTGGTCTTGCGAATGTGGCCAAGATTAAAGCGACGCAATTCCAAGGCGGTGGAGGAAGCGCACCTGGAGGAAGCGTTATGGGTGGAGCATCGGGCGCAAGCATGACCCCGCCGCCCATCTTCGCCAACCCCCAAACGACCAACCTCGGAACGGGTGACCTGTCATCGGGTCAGGGGCAGCAGAACCAACCCATGCGGGCCTATGTGGTTGAGCGGGACATCCAGCAGACGACCAGCAGGGTGCGCCGCTTGTCCGAATTTGCAACATTGGGCTAACCGTTACATATCCCCTCATGGAACTTCCCGTGTACCGAATGACCGTGGACGAAGTGGACGAAGGCGTGCAATTCGTGGCCCTCGTTGATATGCCTGCGATTGAGAAACCCTTCCAAGCCTTCGCCAAGACCCCGCAAAGATTCGCCGAAACGGGAGAACGCAGGGTGCTGACGGGACCGCTCATGCTGGCCGATACGCCCATCTATCGGAAGGACGACACCTACGGGGAGTACTATGTCGTGTTTGACAAAGCCACCATCCGCAAAATCGTGCAGAAGTACTTCAAGCAAGGAAACCAGCACAATGTGAACGCTTACCACAATGCCGAACTCGATGGCGTGTTCATGTTTGAATCCTACATCACCGACACCGAGCGGGGCGTACTTGCACCGAAAGGCTACGAGGACACCCCCGACGGCTCATGGTTCGGGTCGTTCAAAGTCGAGAACGACGAGGTGTGGGAGAACCGCCACGCCTTCAAGGGTTTCTCCGTGGAGGGCTTGTTCGGGATGAAAAATACAGGAACCGAACTGGAGGTCGCACTTGCGGGCCTCGCAGACGATTTGACTAACTTTTTGCAACAATTACAACCTAACTACAAATCCCAATAACATGAACCTAAAAGACGCTATCATGACCCTGCGGACTGAACTCCGCAAGTTCACAACCCAAAAGCAATCCTTTGCCGACTACAAGTTGGTGGATGGAACCGTTGTCCGAGTGGACGGCGACCTCGTTGCAGGTACCGCCGTGTATGTAATTACCGAAGACGAAACCCTGCCTGCTCCTGACGGCGAGCATCAAGTTGAGGGCGTTGGCACAATCAAGACCGAAGGTGGCAAAATCACCGAAGTTGTCGTGGCCGAAGCCCCAGCACCTGCTGCCGAAGTTGCGGCCCAAGAGGTAGAAATCGAGGTTTCCCCCGAAGGCGAAGCACCCGAAGCCCCTGCCGCTCCTAGTGTGGGACTGACCCCAGAAGCCGTTCAAGAAATCGTCGCCAAGCACCTTGCCGCTATCATGGACGAGTTGAAGGCTGCCATGGAAGTGGAGATGGGCAAGATGAAGGACAAGATGGCCGCATTTGCCTCGCAGATGGAAACCATGACCGACATCGTTGAGAAGGTTGCCGAACTTCCGACCGAAGCCCCGAAGCCAACCGCCTCCGCTATCGTGGAGCAACGGAAGGCCGCCGCAACGCAGAACTTCAACGCACTCGCACAAGCAATCCAAACTCTTAAAAAATCCAATTAATCCTTAACACCCTTAAAACAAAACCATGAGTTATTCATTCGTTTCCCCGCTGACTACTTACACCGAGCAGCAGCGGCTCCCCCTCATCACCAAAGCGGTTTTCGCCGCGCGCTCTGCTGCCCTGTTCACCAAGCAAGTTGGTATCAAGTCGTCCGCTGCCCTCAACTTGATGGACACCGATGCCGCTATTGCAGGCGGTGACACTTGCGGATGGACTTCCTCAGGAACCACAACCTTCACGCAACGCAACATCACCGTTGGTCGCATGAAGATTCAGGAAGAACTCTGCCCTCGTTCCTTGGAGCAATACTGGATTCAATCCCAGTTGACTGCTGGTTCCAACTACGATAGCGTACCATTCGAGCAAGCATTCAGCGAGCAGAAAGCACTCCGCATCGCCGAAGCCTTGGAAACCGCTATCTGGCAGGGTAACGCCTACTTCAGCGGTGTCAACCAACTGCTGAACGCTGCATCGGGTTCTACGGTTCTCGCCAACGCTTCCTCTACCACCTGGAATCCAGTATCGGCTTCCGTTGGTATCACCGACAACAACATCATCGGAATCTTTGACAAAATTTACAACGACATCCCGCAGGCCATCTTGACCAAGACCGACCTCGTAATCTTCTGTGGTTGGAACAACTTCCGCACCTTGATTGGAGCCTTCAAAAAGCAGGCTGGTGTTATGTACAACCAGGTTGACTTGCAGGGCATGGCCGATGGCGACATCATCTACCCTGGCACAAATGTCCGTGTCGTTGCAGTCCCAGGTCTGACCAACACCAACCGCATCGTCTGCACTTACCTCGGCAATTTGTTCGTAGGAAGTGACTTGCTTTCCGACGAAGAGCAGTTTTCGATTTGGCATTCACGCGACAACGACTCTATCCGTTGGCAGGCTGCCTTTAAGCTAGGAGTGAATTTTGCTTATCCAGACTTCATGGTTGACTTCCGCTTGGCCTAAGTGTAAGGGGGGCGGGTAACTGCCCCCCGCTTTTTTAGTATAACATAACCCTCTAAAAATACACTATGTCTTGTTCCTTAACTACGGGCTACGCCCTCGGATGCCGCAACTCGGTTGGCGGTATCAAAACTATTTATGTCCAAACCTTCAACCCAACGGGAACGGTCGCCAATACCACAGGCTCGGTATCGGGAACCCTTGCAGGTACTTGGTTTGAATACGATTTAACCAAAGCGACCTCCAGCATGACCGAAACGCTGAATGCGTCGGTTGAGAATGGAACGCTTTTCTACACGCCCGAACTGACCTTCACCATCAACAAGTTGCAGACTACCGTCCGCAATGAGTTGCGCCTCTTGGCTCAAAATCGGGTGTACGCAATCGTTCAAGACAACAATGACCGCTACTGGTTCCTCGGTGCGGCCAACGGCTTGGAAGTGTCCGCTGGGACTGCTGGAACGGGTACTGCATTTGGCGACAGGAGCGGCTACGAGTTGACCCTTTCGGGCATGGAGCCGAATCCGATGCTGAATGTTTTGTCAACGCAATTCACGGTAGCCTCGGCACAAATCAGCGGTTCGTAAACTATCTTTGACCTGCGGGTTCTCATACGCCCGCATGGTTTAGTGGTCTGGGCCATCTCGCAAGGGGTGGCCCTTTTTTTTGTACCTTTGGGCATGAGAATTTGCATCGTTTACAACGCTCACCCGACGGGGTGCTCCTTCTACCGCTTGGAGATGCCGAACGCCTACCTCGGTGACAACTACACGGAGTTCGATTATGTGTGTGTCGATAATATCGCCAATGTCAAAGACGAGGACCTAAAGACCGTTGATGTGTGGCTTTTCAATCGTCTTTGGTGTCAAGGTACGCTGGAGCAAATTCGGAAGGTTTACGAGGCTCTCACGGCGTTTGGGGCGAAGGTAATCTTGGACCTTGACGACTACTGGGTTTTGGAATCGGGACACATCATGTACCGACACTATTTGGACACCAAATTGGACGAGCAGATACGGGAGCACATCCGACTTGCGGACCATGTGACCACGACCACGGAACACTTGGCGCAGAAGATACGCCTGCTCAACAAGGCCGTCACCATCCTGCCGAACGAACCCTACGAAGCCTACCAGCAGTACCTGCCCGATACGAACGCCGAACCCGAACCGCACTTGTTCAAGATTGGCTGGTTTGGCGGGGCGCAGCACCAAGAGGACATCGCCTTGGTGGAGCATTCGTTTTCCCTGCTGGCTCACGACAAGTCCCTGGATGGCCGTTACAAAATTTACCTTGGCGGGTGGAACGATGGGAATGCCGTTTACGATGACTACGAGCGGATGCTCTCCTGCCGTGGGCTGAACAAGAACTACGGACGCATCCAAGCGGCTGACATCTACTCCTATGTCGGGGGGTACAACTTCATCAACGCCACCATCGCTCCGCTCCGAGATACCAAGTTCAACCGCCTCAAAAGCGAACTGAAAGTGGTTGAAGCGGGCTGGATGGGCAAGGCTATCATCGCCTCGGAAACCATCCCCTACACGGACATCATCGTCCATGGCCACAACGGTTTGGTCATTCCCTACGGCAAGAAAGACGCGTGGTACAAGGCGGTCCGCAAGTTTGTGAACGAACCCGACTACGCCAAGGGGCTTGCCATGCAGTTATCCAAGGATGTCCGTGAGCGGTTTGACATCAGCAAGACCGCCGAGCGGAGGGCGGAGTTGTACCGAAGCATCGGGCGCAAATTGTGAAATTCGGGCGCAAAGTACATTTAGGGATAGAGTGATTTACCTATCCCCGAACACCACCAATACCATCGTCGTCACTTGGACGCAGCGGGCCTCATCGGGGGACCGTTACATCTTGCGCTTGACCAACATCGCCAAGAACGCCACGACCGACTTTACCCTGCTGAAATCGGCCAACCTTTCGCAATACATCGAACGCTATGACAAATTTTCGCTTGCCGTGGGGTCGCTTGAAACAGGCTCGTATAAGTATGAAGTTTACGATACCAGTAGCACGGTTGGTGCAGCCGTTGCGGTGGTTGAAACGGGCTTGGCGTATGTACAGGTAGTCAGCCTCACGTTTAACACCTACGGCAACTCCATCCAGTACACCGTTTTCGGTGCGTCGGATATAGAAATATTTGACCAAACCTTTGACCCATCTTTCGCATGAGCGTACAAACCCGAAGCCAGTTGCAGGCAAGTGCCGCAACCATCACCACCGAAACCGCCGCAGGAGCGAACACCGCCGCCCGTGTTGGTGGCCTATTCGATGACCTCGCCGATACCGCCACCTTGGACCGAGAGCGCGGCGTGGCCAACCTGTACCTCGACGAACCCAAGAACTTCACCCCGACCCAAGGGCAGGCCGTCAAGTTGACAACTCCGCTAAAATCGGGACTGCTGACTGCCTACAACTTTACCCGCACAACCACCGCCATCACCTACACAGGTACAACCAATGCGTCCTTGCGGGTATCGGTGAACATGGTGCTATCCCAAGGGAACGGCAATCAGGTGAAAGTCTACATCGCCAAGAACGGCACGCCTATTGAGCAGTCCTTGGCTGACCTCACGCTATCGCACAACAACGGCCATGCGGTATTCACCGAAACGGTGCTGCAAGGTGCTGCAAACGATGAGTTTACCATTTACATCAACGCCGTAAGCGATGGCGGAACCATCGCAATTTCGGCTCTCACCTTTACCGTTCAAACGCTATGAGTAGCATAAAACAATCGTTCACCCAATGGCTTGGGATTGAACACAAAGTGCCCGTCATGCTTGAAAACAAGGCGGGCAAGTACATCACCTACGGTGCGTTCAACGAGTACCCTTACTACCTGCTGGACAACTACCGCCGAAGCAGCAAGCACAACGCCATAGTTAACGGAAAAGTGAACTACATCGTTGGCGGTGGATGGCAACCAGGGGAAAAGATGACCGTGGAGCAGCAGGCAAGGTACGCCAAGTTTTTTGACGGGTTAAGCGAGCATGACGACCTCAACGACATCACCGAAAAACTCGTCCTTGACTTGGAAATCTTCAACGGGTTTGCCGTTGCCGTGACTTGGAATAAAATGGGAACTATTTCCAAAATGGAACACATTCCCTTCGAAAAAATCCGAGTGGACAAGGACGAGAGGATGTTCCAAGTCGCCGATTGGTACGACGATGCAATGGTCCAACTCTACCCCAAAATTGGGGATGTCGAAAAGATTCCCGCCTTTGATGCCGACAACCGCATCGGCAAGCAGTTGTTCTACTACCGAGTGTATGCTGCAGGCGTGAAGTCCTATCCCCTCCCCGAATACATGGGAGGCTTGGCTTGGATAGAGGCCGATGTCCAAGTGGCCAACTTCCACAACAACAACCTCCGCAATAACTTTTGGGGCGGGTATTTAATCAACTTCAACAACGGCATCCCAACGCCCGAAGAACAGGGAGATATTGAGAGGCAGATTAAGCGCAAGTTTTCGGGGACCGATAATGCGGGTCGCTTTGTGGTGACGTTCAACGACGATGTTTCAAAGGCTCCCACCTTGGAACCGTTGACCCCGTCCGATATGGACAAGCAGTTTGAGATTCTCAACAAGGCCATCCAGTCCGAAATCTTCATTTCGCACCGTGTCGTGAACCCCATGCTATTCGGCGTTAAGACCGAGGGCCAACTGGGAGGACGGCAGGAACTGGTGGAGGCGTACGAACTATTCAAGGCGACCTATGTGAACGACCGAGTGCGGAAGGTGGAGCGGATGATGAACTACTTGGGGTCGTTCAACGGCGTGGAGGGTATGGAACTTATTCCCGTGGAACCCATAACGGAGCGTCTATCCGAAGCCGCCCTGCTGACTATCATGACCCCCGAAGAACTGCGTGAGAAAGCGGGCCTTCCTGCGTTGGAAAAGCAACCCGCCGATGTGGTTGGACCCAATCCCCAACCCGACGAGGTTCCACAAACACCTGCACAACTAAGCAACGACAACATCAAGAAACTATCGGGCCGTGAGTACCAAAACCTCATGCGAATCGTCCGTCACTACGCACAGGAGAAAATCACGCTTGAAATGGCCCGCACGATGCTATCCGCTGGATTCGGTCTAACCCCCGAAGAAGTGAACACGCTCCTTGGCGTGCAGGAGCAGGCGTTTTCCGAGCCTATGTGGGGCGAAGAAGATACCGAGGACTACGGATGGGGCGAGGAAGAGTTCAAGGTCTTGGAGGTGGTCGCAAGCAAGTTTGGGAGCAGTTCGGACGAGTATGTGGTCATGCACTCCAAGCCAATGCGGTTTGACACCGACTTAGACGACCAGGTGCGTCAAGCCTTTGCCGAACTTGGCGAGGAAGAAAAAGAACTTGACGAGAAAATTGAAAAGTACCGCAAGAAGAATCGGGACGCATCGGTGGAAGAAATGGCCAAGGAGTTTGGAGTGAGCAAGGCAAAGGTCGCCAAGCGGGTGGCTTACCTAATCACAAAAGACCGCTACCCCATCGCCCGTGCCGTGGACCAAATTGCAGAGCAGAACCTGCCCAAGAACATCAAGGAGGTCGCAGAACCTGTACTGGAGGTCCGCTACAAATACGCATGGGCGGCAGGATTCAGCAACAAAGACAAACGGACCAGCCGTGAGTTCTGCAAGGTCATGCTGGACTTGGCCGACCAAGGGAAGGTCTATACACGGGAGGACATCAACGGCATTAGCAACATCATGGGCTACTCCGTATGGAATCGCCGAGGTGGATGGTACCATACCGCCAGCGGAGTGAATCGCCCCCAATGCCGCCATGTATGGGAGCAGCAAATCGTCATCCGCAAAGGCAATAAAATCACAAAGGCATGAAGGCACTCTTTATCAGCGAACAAACCCTGCTGGACAATAGCGTCATAAACGAGAATGTATCGTTCACGCAGATACGGCCTACGATCGTCAAGGTGCAGGAGATGCGGATCCAACCAATAGTCGGATCGGCCTTGTACTCGGAAATGGTGACGCAGGTGGTCAGCGGCACGACTTCTGCACTCAACACCACCCTACTGGAGGACTACATCCAACCCGCCATGGTGCAATGGCTCTACTACGAGTTGCCCATGGTGCTTGCCTTCAAATACATGAACAAGGGAATGGTCCGCAGAACCAGCGAGGAATCTTCCCAAATGTCCATGGACGAAATCACCCGCTTGACGGACAAAGTGAAGAACGATGCCGAGTGGTACTCCGAGCGCATCACCCGCTACCTCATGGAGAACCGCACCGACTACCCCTTGTTCAACTCACCGCCATCGGCTCTTGATACTATTTATCCCAACGGCACCAACTACAACACGGGCATGGCCTTGGATGCAAGAACCCTGCGCCGTGGTGCTGGCTTGGACCGCCCTTGGCCTTACGGATATGACCCCTATTGCAATAACTGTTGAACCCTATGGGCGCACACGCAAAAAACATTTTGAAACTACAAGCCTATGTCTTGGATAAAAATCAAGCAAGCACTCCTTGCGCTTGCAAATGCCCATCCCCAGGTAAACTCCTTCGGGACGGGCGACCCGCTTGCAATCGGAACGGACAACACGATAAACCTTCGCACCCCAAGCCGTGAGCGAATCGTCTATCCGCTCGTATTTGCGGATGTGCAGTCAGCGACTACTGACTTGGGTACTCTCAACCTTACTGTGGGGGTCTATTTTTCTGACAGAGTTGAATCCATTGCCACGATGGGTGGCGTGGTTTCGGGCAGTCCGACGCTGGGTTGGCAAGACAACGAAGACGAGGTTTTGAGCGACCAACTGCAAATCGCTCAGGACTTCATTTCAAGCCTTACAAACGACCCGACGCAAGAGTGGACCCTAAGTACCTCCGTATCGCTTACGAGGTTTGTAGAGAGCCGAGATGACCGCACGGCGGGGTGGGTGGCCACGATGTCGTTCCAACTGCCGTATTCGCACTCCGTTTGTGAAATTCCCTCCTAAAATACATTTACCCTAAAGCAGAAATATGCCAACTCCAATCTTACAACAAATGCTCGGACAGGGCGGTTCCATGCGATTCGTGGACGCTGCGGTATCGGGCCAAAACTTTGACTTCATCGTGGTGAATGCTGCCGCTACCTTTACGACCCTCACGGGTTCTGGAGGCGAAGACCTGCTGACCGCTTACGCTTTGAGCGGCAAGTCCGTGTCCGCTGGTATCGTCATCAGCGGCAGGAACGGCGGGAAGATTACTGCCGTCACTCCATCGGCAGGCAGCGTCATCGGATATACATTCCTCTAACCATGCTGATAGGCTACGGCTACGGCTACCCCCGCTCCATGGTGATGGGCAAGACCCCCGCAGAACTTGCGTGGGATGCCTTCAACGCCCGTGCTACGACCGACGGGGCAGCAGCGGCAGA